ATCGATGGTATGACCGCTGAATTGCGTGTAGGATCAATTGGTCCGCTATCATCCGTGGCATGGTCGGGGCGGTCAAGTTGAAATTGTGTTTGTCCTATTTGTGGTGTGTTGTTTGTTGTTGCGAGCCTACTATGCAGCGAAGGGGAACTGGCTCCTGCACCCTCCGCGGGGGTTCGACCTAGGACGCTGACCTCATCTCTCAATAGAGACTCTCGCCAAGCGAGAACGTCGTCACACTCAAGCTGTCGCGCAGTATCAGTCGAACTACTGCGCCGTAAATCATGGAGTGCTACTGGCGTCGTGGATGCTTCATCACACTCAGCCTCAAGTTCTGGAGAGTAAAAACCACTCGTGTTCTCGACAAAATCGTCGTATGACAATCGCCAATCACAGGTGGTGTCGAGGCCGTGTTTCGTCAAAATCTCTCCTAATTTGACGCGGAAATCCTCATAGAAAGCCTCGCCTCGCCCAAAAGCCTCATAAAGTGCGGAGCGCGCAGCCCCAGCAGCATGTTCAAGATCAGATGCTTTGGATTTGGTTTTGGCCAAGAGTCCCTTGTACAGCGAGTCGTCCTGCAACGCTCCAAGCCGTCTGTTCAGTTTTGGATGGAATACGGAAGTGCGGGACAAAAAGTCCAAAGCCTCAAGTGGGACACGGCCGGGGACTTCTGCTAACGACAGGCCTTTGTTGGTTGGCGTTATTGTCATGCCCAACTGCTCAAACGCGGCGCCCATCGATTGCACTGTGACTCGTTCATCATCACATTGCAAGAAAGCATCATCGCCATATGTCATGATCTTGCAAAATGACAAGAAATCTAAGCGGTTTGTTATTAAGAACACCGCAGAGAACGATCTGAACATATTGTCAATGCAATTGAATATGACTGTGACGGGAATTCCAGAAGGCATGGAGTTACGCAAAGCGAGGATTACGCCATCGTACACTGCGTACGGAAGGACCCACAGTTGCAAGCCGCGGCGGACGTGACGAACCCACT